GTATCCGTCACTCTCAACAGTTTGACCAATCACGTTCATTTGAACTGGTCTTGCCAATGGATAGTTACTAGTTGGTTGAGTATTTGATGGTAATACTTTAATGTAGTCTGCTAATATCTTTCCGGTAAACGGATCATACACTAACTTACCAGTTTCATACCAAAAACGTGTGTCCGCTACACTACCAAAATAATAGCGTAAAGATTTGTATGCAATTTGATATTTATTATTACCTACACTATTGAAATTCACAAACCAGCCAGTGGCATTGTATGCATCAATTGACCATCTATCTTGTGTAATCAATAATGAGTTATTGAATATTAAACTAAAACTTTGATTTAATTGCATTCTAATAACACATTCATTAATTACTGCTGTAGGTAATGTGTTGCCAAATGCAGGAATTACTTGTGTAATGATAGCTCCGGCCGGTACATATCCATTTAATGTGACTGGGCCTGAACCATTACTAAAATTACCTTCACCGTTATTATAACCATCACCAATCACATTTAATACAGTTGTCCAATAATATGTAGTGTCACTTGCACTTGCAATACCATAAACTATTCTGTTATTCTCATCAAAGTATGCTCCATTCGGTGCTGTAATTTTAATCAATGCACCAGTAGTAACATATTTCATGTCGTGTGTGTTATAAGTACCAGTAGATATAGGTGTATCAGTTGTTCCTACAATATTGTAAAAATAACCTGTTATACTATTTGCATCTACTGTGCTTGTATTCCAATATACAGTACCATCACCTGATGCATTATTAATATTGTATCTTGGGTAGTTTTGTAGATAATATTGTTTTGCACGATTATCAGCAAGAGCAACAGCTAATGAATCTGTTAAGAACTGAATAATATCACCCGTGTTGGTGATTGTTAATGGTAAATTACCATTGTCACTATTTTGATATAGACCTCCGTCACTTGCAAATGAATTCGTGCTGGAGTATTTTCCTGTAGGGTCAAGTAGGTCTAAATTTTTAGACACGCCAATAGAACTGCGGTTAATAGCGGCACTTTTAATAATTGAACTGTATAATGTATATGGGAAATTTGTATAATCTTCACCATTAACCATTCTGTTCTGAGTATAATATCGAGCAGGGGCACGTAGTTTAATGTTTGCTAATGATTCTCTGGCTTGCGCTGTTGAAGCTGGTAATTGTAATGATAATCCTATTGTAAGTGCTTCTGTTCGTCCTACTCTACTAATATACTGTATTGTTACTTGAACTCCTTGCAATTCAGTTGGATCAATAGTATATGTCAATGCATTGCCGCCACGTACATATGCTCTAAATGTTCCAACCGGTGCTTCGGAAAATACTCCATCGCCGAAAGTATAGCTAACTTGGTCGTTGAATCTGGATACAACTGAAAACACCTTTTTAAAACTAGTTTCAGTTTGCAGTGATGCATTTGCATATACACTGTCTACTAATCTCCAAAGTGTTCTACCACCATTGCTAGCATTTAATTGATATAACCATGTGTCAGTATTATTGATACCTTGAATATCAATATCTACAACTTGGTTACTAATCTGTTGCGCTAAATTAAAATCATAACTCTGTAATGTTCCTTGTTTAAAATAAAAGAAGAAACCTGTATTAGGACTGCCGTATCCTAACTTATCATTACGATACATCATATTCATTTTACCACTTGGTGCAGGAGGAACTTCATATATATAATCTTGATCTAAACTAGTTGCACTAACTAACTCAAAATTCATATTGATTGTATCTACGGTTCCTGTAAATGGAACAATGGGTAAATTAGCAGGAGGAATATTAATACTGTATTCATCAGTCTTTATACCTAATAACTCTTGACTGTTTCCCGGACGTCCAACACGCTGACTATTAATCAGTGTGGCATTAATAACTGTGTTGAATTGTTCTAACCAATTAGCATTTGCAGGGTCATTCCAAAGAATGGTTTGATTGCTTAGGTTAATGCCATTTACATCTGTAATGTTTTCAGTGGTACTAATGTTTGTTACTTTAAGATAACCTTGACCAGCAATGTTTCTTTTTGGATTATAACTAACTAAGTTAGCAAGTTTGATGACTGAATCTCTACGTTCAGCCGTATCAATGAAGTTCTCACGTGTGTTTAAGTCATTGCGGAAAGCAAGACCTTGTCCCATAAACGCAATAACGTCAAGTAGGGCAATGAATTCGCTAGATTCAATGTAATCATTGAACGTTTCAGGATAGTATGTACGCAAATAATCTATAAAACTCTTACGCAGGGTCTCATAATCGTAGCTTTTAAAATCGGCTTCACGAAATGTTTGATAGATTTGTTGCCAATTCTGTACACCAAATATTGCTGATTGTCTTGAACTTGTAGCCATAGTTATTCTCTTTTAAGTATTTATCTTAATGGAAAACTACGGTTTTGTTATTGTATTGTAGCTGTGTTAGTTAAATTATTGAAGAAAACATTCAATATTTCAGCGTTATTGAAGGGGGCAATAGCTAATTCTACTTCAATAAGTATACCGTTTTCCTGTGCATACGTCTTTACAGTATTGACAATTAAACGAGGATCTAAACCTGCTACTCTGCGTATTTCAGTATCTATTTTTGAGCTAGTGTCTAGATCATTTGGCTCAAAAACAAAGCTCCAAATAGTTGAACCATATCCAGGATTACCAACTTTCTGCCCTTGCTGGATGTTCAATGCATTTACAAAGTCTCTAATCACCAATGGTTCATCTACAATACGATATTTTTTACCCGGAATAGTTGGCTTTAACACACCACCTGTACCACCGTCTATGCCAGTACTGGCATTAGTTGTTTTGGGTTCATTGGCGCCTATTGTTGAAAAACCTATATATGTTGTCATACGTTATCCTATATAATATTTATGCAAGTAATTTTGCAAGACGAGATTGCAGGCGTAGCGCGGCAATTAGTTCGGTTTTTGCAGTTGCTTCAGCGGCTGCAATGCCCGGATCGCCGGCGGGTAAATCTTGTTTTGCCTGTTCGTATGCCGCAAGTGCTTGTGTTTTTTTCTCATATTGAGTATTATATTCTACTTGTAATTCTTTGACTTGCGCTATTTTTTCTTCTTGCTTACTTAATGCCGCTGTTCCTGCAGTCTCTCCTGTTGTTGCAGGGTTACCACCATAATTAGGTAATTGAATTTTGGCACTGCTAAATAAATTCTGTAATTGATTTGCTAGTGCAGGTCGTGTGCTATCAGTATCAGTTGCTACTATAGGGGGAGTCACTTGTGATGAACCCATTGAACTTAGTGATGCGATAGAATTTTTTAATTTTGTAAGTGAGGCGGCACTTAAACCAATACTGGCTGCTTCTAGTAGTGACGCTCCCGGCAATTTCAATTTATTACGCAATGTGTCGGCTGCTCCAATTATACTACCTGTATTTACAGAAGAAGCAACCTGTGTTATTGCAGTCTTAATATCGCTTGTTCCCGGTACTAAGTTAATTGCACTACCACCTTTTAAAACTGTTGCTACTGCATTTTGTGCTCCGGGCAAATTATTTAATCCACTAGCTACACTTGTTGGTAATGTTGCACTGATTGCACTTTGTGCATTTTCTAGGGAAGTTACAATATTTGTCACACCACCTGTTGCTGTATTTACCGCAGTTACCGCGGCATTTACACTTGCTATCCCGTTGATTGCTGATGATGCGGCACCGGACGCTATGGCTGAAATATTAATGCCCGAGTTTGTAGCCGCTGATTTTAATATTCCTGCCGCATCGAGAGCAGGTGTTCCTGATGCTTGAATATCTGCCGATGCTTTATCTGCAATTTGTTTTAAATTCTGAGGGACGCCTGCTTTAAGAGAAGGGAAGCCTTTTGTAATTGCGGCAAATGCGCCGGCTGCTATTCCTTTTGCACTATCAAACAATCCAGCTATTCCTCCACCTACTGATTTTTTCAATCCATCAAGTGATGCGGTTAATGCACTGACTCCACCATTAACTACATTAGATATATTAGCGGCAAAATTACCAGATGTTAACATTTTTGTAGTATTACCTAATACACTATTTACGACACCAGTTGCTGTGCTAGCAATATTAATAGCCCCAGAACTTAATGAAGATCCTGTTGTTTTTAATAAATTAAGAGTATTTGTTAAACCAACCACCGTGGTAGCATTAACTACACCTGCAATTGATGGTCCTTCTTTTCCTGTTATAACACCTGCTTGTGTTAATTGTGTTTGTGCTTGTTGAAAGTTAGCAACCTGTGCTGTAACCTGTGCAATAGGATTATTAATAAGGGCAGCTAAATTCTCTGCCCCGGGTTTACCGGCAAACAAATTATTAGTCATAGCTTGTTCAACTGTTTTTCCTGAACTAACCATTGAATTAACTAAATCGGCTGCACCTTGTTTAAGTATTCCTGCGTTCTGAAGTGCTTGAGGTGACAATGCTGTTTTGCCAACTACTGCTACGTTACCCGTTGCAGTTTGCACCACGCCTGCGCCTTTAGCTACTGCATCTTTTGCTATACCAGAAGCCGCATCAGCCGCAGTTTGACTTACCATGGCAGCTGTTGGTAATTCGGGTAATGCTTTACTGATTGCACCTCCGCCTGGGACAGTACCAGAAGCAACAGCAGTTATGGGTGTATCTGGCGTTCCGGGTACTGACGCATTTGCAGTAGCTACTGCTGGTGCAGGTGCGCTTGGAAAGTTTGCACTTGCATTATTATCTACTTTAACAGATACACCTTGATTCGCACTATTCCATGGACTATGAGCCGGAGCACGACTAACGACACTTAATAGTGCCCCTGGTGCTGCCGCCCACCCTTTAGTTGGATCATATAGTGTATCAGTATGCGCTACTCTTGACAATGTTTTTACTTCTTGTGGAACAACACCTGCTGATCCAGTGTTCAGATTAATTTTACTACCATTAACATATGCCACCCCATCACTTGCAAAACTTGCTTCACCGCTAGATTTAAAACTCATCTGGTAATCAGATTTTAACGTGTACTTACCTAACGCATACGTTGAGAAATCCGTTCCTACTCTGATTCCCATTTTATTATCAGTCTCAATATTGATATTATCTGCTGATATTTTTAAATCTTTCTTAGCATTTATATTAATATTGTTATCAGCGTGTAGATTTAAATCGCCCTGTGTTCTAATATTGACTGAGTTAGTAGCATACATATCTATTGTACCCTCTTTACCTAACTCTACCCAACTTTGTCCGTTAGCATGGATGATGAATAAACATTGCCCATCATCGCTCATTAATATCTGATGACCTAAACTTGTTCGTAATCTAATTAATTGGTCTCTACCTAGTATGTCACCATCATCCATTACCATGCTATGACCAACTCTACGTGAAGTGATTTTTAAACCACCGTCTGGTCCGGATCCAGTTGCGGCGTCGGCAATAGTTTCGTCAGTATAACCACCTTCAAATATAGGTCTTCCGGGAGTATTAACTCCCCAACCAACACGGCTATGACTTTCACGTTGCGCCGATGTACCAATTGTACCTCTAATAGTATCTCTAATTAGACCTTGTTGATTTAATACACCTGCAAGATAACTGTTAACAGGTTTAGGTTCATTATAAAATACAGCCGCTTCATTAATCTTTTCATTGTTTGCATTAATATTAGTTACTGGTAATTTCTTTGCACCACCATAGCTACCTGCTTCAGACTCATTAAGCACGGCTGTTTCTGATGAACCGTTTGCAGGAACCATAAACAATGATTCTGGATCTGGTACACAACCAATCCAGTATCCATAATTAGGATCACCATTGATGAATATACATATAACTGTTGTACCAATATCAGGTGGACTAGTCCACATACCATAACTAATAGGGTTTTGTAAATATGTCCCGTATCCTGTCTTACCACCTGTACCTTCAGTCGCACCATAGAAGGACGTCATATAGTTTACAGTAAACCAAGTATTACTGTCATTAGGATTTGTTCCACCCATGTCGCTAATATAAACTCTTAATCTACCTGAACGTATAGGGTCAATGTTATCTTTTACTACACCAAAAACAGGTACAGGATTAACTACTGCACCACCCGCACCTAGTTTATTTGCGCTTGATGCACCCTTTGGTTTAAATATATTCCATGCCATTATGCACCCTCTCCTGGTCTTGATCCAGTTAATGTATCATTTTGTGTTTCCCTACCTGCATCCGGGCTTTGTGAATTAGCTATTCCGCTTTGAGTTTGTCCTGCAGTTTGAACACTATCATCATTTGCTACACCAACTCTAGTATTTTCTGTTGTAGTAGTACTCAACGGTATTGGTATATTTTTTGGTGTAGGTTGTGTTAGTTGACTCATTGCTGGTGTAGCCGGCGGCTTGTCTTGTGCAAAACCCGTAGATGAAGATGTTCCGGCACCGCTACTTGGAGTAGAACCGCTACCGGCCTGAGAACTACCCGTGCGAACATCGGCAGTTTGTCTTCCTAAAAGATTATCTCTTGCATTTGCATTTGGTGCGTTTGCATATCTGTTACCACGATTACGTAATAAATAGTTTTCATTTTGATTTGCAGTTGTTACTGGACTTTCTCTATTAGCTTGTGTGTTATCTTCTGATAATGCTTCAGGGATATCATTAATATTACAAGTTAGTACTTGCGTGAATTTACCACTTTTAAAAATACTTTCACATTCTCTAACCTGATAACTTACACCCTGAATTTTATTTGCAACTGCATCTGGATATTTCCAAAAATAAATTGAATCATTAACATCCATTAAGCCAGTTTTATTATTATAATCTTCCGCTTCTTTAAAATCTATTTCAATAAAAACTTGACTACCATTAGGGTTAATTGAGTAACCGTCGTCTCCGTAATATTGATTGTATGCTCTACTTAAACTTGTTGTTGTTTCCTGAGCTAGATAGTCAGGGTCTCCTAATATAGTAACTGTGGCTAAAGCATATGTACCGATATCAAATAAACTAGTCATATATGAATTTTGTGCTTCCATACCTTGGTCAAGTCTACCTTGACGATCTTGATTTTGTAACTTATTTGGATATGTGGGAGTTGTTGTGCCACCACCATGACTTGATGGGTCACCGTCTGGATTTATTGCTACATTGAAATATGCATTATCCATTTTTTGTTCATATGATATAATCTCACTATTTTGACCTGTAAACCAATAATCATATCTTTTATATGGTCCTGGATATGGACTTGATTTGATATAGGGACTAAATGCAGCCGGTGTGTCATATGGCTGTATCACATATGTAATCTTATATGCAAAATCATTGACAATAGGATCATATTCTAAACATTTAAGTCTAGCAGTTATGTTATACCATTTAGCCGGTGGTGGATTTTTCTTGGTGGTAACAGGTGTGCTATCTGTATCTTCATTAGGCTCTAATGCAGAATCAACTACCTGTTTAAGAAAAGATTCCATATAGTTACTTTGTTTGATGATATTATTAATAGCCTGTATTATAGGAGTACCTTTAGAAATTTGCATCAGTTTTTTATTTTTATCTGGAATTGACTTTAAACTTGTTCCCTCATTAACTTCCGATGACTTATCAGCATTGCTCATTGCTTGCTTTTTCTTATCTGAGTCAGCTTTACTAATAAGACTAGCATTTTGTAGCAATAAGGTATCTCCCACAAATTCAATATCATACTCGTTTGCCCTAGTTATATCACCGGCACTCTCTAATGATTTTTGTGTTTCATTTAATGTTTTTATCAAACTCGTAATGCCGTCACCATCTCCGAGTAGAGCTTCTTTTACATTACCGGCAACGATAGGTATCATGTTGTCAATTATACCATATGCCGCACCCATTCCAATATTGGTTCCCGTATTTTTTGCTACTATATTGTATGTGGTTGCAGAACCATTGATTTTAAATTTCATACTTTCTATTGTAATATCATAGAATCTTTCATATGCCCCACTAGCATCTGATGAAGTATTTAAGGTGTCCTCACTAAAATACTGACTAGCATTAGCTATATTACCGTCTTTATCATATCCTTGAAATCTAATACCTAATATAAAAAATTGTTTAGATGCATTGACTGCTTCTTCATAATTTCGTATTTTACTGTATTGTATGATAGATTCTCTTGCTCTTTTTAATTTAGTAACAAATGAAAACCCATAAGGTTCATATATATTAAATGACATATATTGTATATTTGTTGCGCTTTGTGTAGAATTTGTGCTTACTAATGATTTAATTTTTAAATCATCTATATAAAAATCTACATCAAATTCAGGTGGTCTTACATTTGTTTTGTTATTAACGCCACCTGATTGTGCGATTAAGAATGCGCCACCTTCTGTTGCGTTGCCCTTTATATCTTTTGAACTAAGTGCATTGATATTTTTTCTACCTGATTCTACAAATGCATTATATGCATCCGGAGTAATCATATACAAACTTAATTGATAAGTATAGCTACTAAAATTACCTAAAGGATTTTGTAATCTTTTACCAGGTTTTGCACCCTTTTTAGGTCTGGCTGCTGTGATAGTTATTTCAGGAACATTAGCTTCGCCGGCTTGTGTTTTTCCTGCAAAACTTTCATTAAGTGTTTCCATTTCATTATTGCCACCACCTTGAGTAGAAGCTAATCTAGCAGCCTCAATTTTATTATTCTGACTGTCATCACCTGCAGGTGTACCATTTAAATCGTTTGGATTAGTTTTATTTTCTGTTGCAGGAGGAACAGGTTCTGCCGGAGGCGGGGGTTGTACTGTATCCAGTTGATTTTTTATATCAGCATTAAGTTGAGGAATTACACCTGATAGTTGTGCATTTAAGCTACGTAGAGTATTTGCTAATTCTGTATTACCTGCATTTTCTGCACGTAGTGCAAGAGTAGTTAGTCCGCTGGTTACTCCAGCTGAGGATCCGGCACTAAGCAGTTCAGTACCATCGGGCCTATTAATAACATAGTCAATTCTATCAACTCTAGGATTATAACTGGCAATGATAGTATAGCCGTCTACTACTTGTGATGCTGATGCTTGTACTGCCATTTATATACCCAATACTTGTGTTAGTGTTGAAGCTTCAGGCAAATATATACTTGTACCTGTAGTAAAATCAAAGAAAGGATCAGCTAATGTGTTTGGATTTCTACTAGCAAATACCCACCATAATCTAGGATTTGCATATAAGTCATATGCTAACATATCAGGTCTTAAATTATATATCTGTGTTATTTCCCAATATCTATCACTACCTAATTTAGGAATAGGTCTATCAATCAGCAAATCTAAAAATCTACCATTGACTATACCAGTAGCAAAATACGGACTTGATGCTGGATATAAAGCATTATTAGACATTACCAAATACCTCCACCTGAACGAACACTTCCTCGCAACAATGCGCCTGTTGCATATTCTTTAAGACTAAACTTGTTACTAATGTCATTTCGGGTGACAATTGGTATACAAGTGATTTGTAATTGTAGTTTTGTAGGTACATAAGTTGCATTAGAGTTAATTAGTGAATTCTGTGATTGAAAATTTGGAACTTTAGGTTGCAATCCAGAAACTGATGTTCTTATGTTACTTGGTACATAAGTATTTTGTGTGTTATTTTGCTGTGCTAAATTTACACCAGGTTGATTAGTCTGACTACCTGCACGAATATAATCTACATCTGTAGGAGTAGCATATGTAAAATTTGTCACGACCAATGGGTGGTTATCAAAGGTATAGGCTCCAAAGCCAGTCAAGTAACATAAAGGGGGAGGCACACCTGCATTTGGGTTTTGATCCTGACCATAAAACATTTTAGTTACACTACGAAAAAAATGTATTACTGCTAATAAGTACTCCGCTTCTCCTGTATCCTGTGCTGTAAAATCAGCATTGATTGTTACTGTATCAACACTACTGCCTTTATATTGATAAACTTTATAATTGCTATGTACTGGTTCGCTTGCGTCATAACCGGCACTATATGTCACTGATATGCCAGGCGTGTAGGGGAATATAACACCGTCAGTTTCTTGTAGTGCATTTAAAATACCCGCTTGACCTTTAGGTACTTTATACAAATAATTTGCTTTTGGTGCTAAACTTAATTTAACTCTCCAATCTTTTTGTTGATTAGAACTTGTAGTATCATTTTTTGTTGCTGTACTACGTGTATCGTTTAATGTAGTTGATATACCTTTGCCATTACCGGCTCCAACTGCGGCATCCACTGCATCTAAATCAGCTTGTGCCTTATTTGCGGCAATCTGTGCATCTATTCCGTCAAACTCATCAGGTACTTTTTGTGGGACAATTTGTGCTTCTGTGCCTATATTTGTATTAGGATCTGTATTTACATCAATAGTTTGTTGGCTACGAGGTAACTGCTCAGTCTCATTACCTACGTTGGTGTTTGGATCATTAGCTGCCACTGTAAGATTAGATAGTTGTGATTCTAGGCTAGACAATGAAGCTTGGGCAGTTGCTAATTGTCTTTCTAAGTTAGCTATTACGGCAGGGTCAGGTTGGGGTGATCCTGCGGCCTGATCCAATTGAAGTTCTAATGATGCTACTTGCGCCGTTGCTAAAGCAATATCGGCTTCTAATTGAGCTTGTGATGCCATAATATGTTGTTATCCTTACTTATATTTATCGCTAAATAAAAGTGCTATTTTTACCCTAATCATCAAAAAATCGTTGCTTTTCAGCAACAATGATGTT